GAGCTATAGGGTGGTGCGTGAAAGATATCCGGTCATCCATGCAGCGCAGCCAGGAAAAAAACGAACTGGCGATCAAGGATCTGCGCGCTGATTTTGAGCAGATGCGGTCAGATATGCCGATCAAGTACGTCTTGCGGGAAGATTTTTTGCGGGCGGTATCTAATATGGAAAACAAAATGGAAAAGGGCTTTGATGCTCTATCAAAAAAAATAGATGCGCTGAGGGCGCAGGGGACGGGCGGTGAATAAATGGAACTTTTGGACGCGGTATCTGCCAAAGAGATCCGCGGGCAGATTGTAGGAATTTTAAAACGTAATTATCCATATCAGACCGGTGACAAACTGATTAACGAGATCCTGCAGGATATGCAGTATATAGTATCACCGGCAGTTGTTTCCGGGTACCTGACTTACCTTGAAGAAAAAGGTTACATTGAAAGTGAAAATGTTGCCGCCTATGGCGTAGCGCGCCGTTTGGTGAAACTTACTCCGAAAGGTATCGATCTAATCGAAGGCAACATTGACGCTGATCCGGGAGTGATGCTGCGTGATTAGAAATGGCAAAAACCGGGGACATCCAAAAATTGCGGAGCTGCCCGCTGAACTTCGGGACGCGATACACCGAAAGTTTACTGAGGGTTTCACCTATCAGGAGATCAGTCAGTGGATCACTGATGAAGGACATCCTATATCAAGAAGTGCTGTAGGTAATTATGGCAAAGAATTTTTGAGTAAGATGGAAAGCTTGAAACTGGCACGGGAACAAGCCAGGACGATTGTGGATGAAGGCAGCGATAAACCGGCTACGGAACTTATCGAAGCGGCCAGCAGTTTGACGCAGCAGCTGATCCTGGAACATCTTGTTAATAATAATATCGATCTGACGAAAGTTAAGGCAGACCGATTGATTCAGGCCCTGTCAATGCTGGAACGCAGTACGGTTGCCAGAGAGAGGTTGAAGCTTGAAAGCCGCCGTAAGGCTGATGAAGCGGTTAAGAACATTGAGAATGTGGCCGCATCCAAAGGTATAGACGCGGATACGCTGCGAAAAATAAAGGAAGAAATCTATGGGATTCTCTAAAAAGCATCAGGCGGCAGTACCGCTGCTGGCTTATCAGCAGGAGTGGGTCAACGATGATAGTCGTTTTAAGATCTGCGATAAAGGGAGGCAGACCGGTTTTAGTTTTTGCAGTGCGCTGGAAGTGGTTTTGAGTTGTGTCAGTCAGCGGTCGTTATGGGTAATTTTATCTGCCGGGGAACGGCAAAGTAAGGAGTATATGGAAAAGGTCAAGCAGCATGCCCAGGCAGTGGGAGTTGCTGCAGAGATGCTTCAAAGTACCTTTAAAGCTGATTCTTTAGATTATACGATGCTGGAAGTAAAATTTCCTAACGGCAGCCGGGCGATCGGTTTGCCAGCAAATCCTGATACGGCCCGTGGTTTTAGCGGTAATGTTATTCTGGACGAATTTGCTTTCCATCGTGATGCGAGAAAGATATGGACGGCTCTTTTGCCTACGGTCACACGTGGCTATAAAGTACGCGTTATATCAACGCCGAACGGTAAGAGTGGCAAGTTTTATGAGCTTTGGAATAATCCCAGCTGGTCAAAGCATTTTGTGGATATTTACCGTGCTAAAGCAGACGGGCTGGATGTTGATATCGAAGCCTTGCGTGCTGCCTGCGATAGTGAAGATGATTGGCTGCAGGAATATTGCGGTGAGTTTTTAGATGAAGCCAGCGCCATGATCACTTTTGAAATGATTGCTGCCTGTGAGGATGCGGAGGCTACAGTCGAATTGCCGGAGGCTTTTGAACCAGCAGATGATTTGTATCTGGGCATGGACATCGGCAGGAAAAAGGACTTGTCAGTAATCTGGATAGACGAGAAAAAGGGCGATGTTTTTTGGACGCGAATGGTACTTGTTTTAAAAAAAATGCCATTTAGGCTGCAGCGTGAAACACTGTATAAATTTTTGGAGCTGCCAAAGCTGCGCCGGGCCTGTATAGATAGTACTGGTATTGGTGCGCAGCTGGCAGAGGAAGCAAGAGAGAAATACGGCAATAAAGTTGAGGAAGTTACTTTTACATCTGCCGTAAAAGAGGATCTGGCACTGTATCAAAAACAGCTCTTTGAAGATAAACGGCTACGGATACCAAGCCAGAAGGAAATCCGCAACGATATGCACGCTGTCAAAAAAATCGTTACAAGTGCCAATAACATCCGTTATGACGCTGATCGTAACGAGAATGGACATGCTGATAGGTTTTGGGCCAGCGCCTTGGCCAAGCATGCCGGAAAAGCAGGGAAAAGTGGCCATGTAGAATATGAATCTATCCGGAAGCGCAGGATCAAAAGACAGGAGGTGGGCTATTGATGATATTGGGAGAAGACGGAAAACCGTATAAGCAAATACAAAAACCTGATCGCGTCGAATATGCGCCTATCCGTCTTGAAGATAAATATTCGACGTATCCATCTAATAACTTGTCGCCTGCAAAGGTAGCCAGGATATTCAGGGAAAGTGACCAGGGTGATATTTACCGCCTGATGGAGCTTTTTGAAGAACTGGAAGGCAAAGACACGCATGTTTTCAGCCAGTTCCAAACCCGTAAAAGTGCGGTGATGGGGCTGGATTGGGAGATCATGGATGCTGGGCAGGAGAAGCTTGATCATGAAGTGGCTGAATTTGTCAGAAATGTTGTAGATGAATGTCTGGATATGGAAGATGTTTTTATGGATCTACTGGATGCTATTGGTAAAGGCTTTAGCGTGATGGAGATCCTTTGGGATATCAGAAATGGCAGAGCTTATCCAAAGTTGAAATGGCGCGAACCTAAGAAGTTCTGTTTTGGCGACTATCAGGAAATGCGGCTACTGAACGATGAAAACCCGATAAATGGGATGGAGTTGCCCCCGAATAAGTTTGTAATCAACAAAAACAAGTCACGCAGCGGCAGACCTAACAGGGCCGGTGTGATGTGGGTCGTGACCTGGATGACGCTGTTTAAGACTTATACTGTCAAAGACTGGCTGGCTTTTTCGGAAGTTTATGGCATGCCGATCCGTATCGGTAAGTATGATACCAGCGCCACGCAGGAAGATAAGGAAGCATTGATGCGTGCCATTATCAGTATTGGCAGTGATGCGGCTGGAGTGATCAATAAAAATACCGAAGTACAATTTGTTGAAGCTGTAAAAAGTGACGGCGAACTTTTTACGAATTTAGCTAACTTTTGTAATGCAGAAATATCCAAAGCGGTTTTAGGTCAGACGCTGACTACAGAAGTCGGAACTGCCGGAGGCAGCAGAGCCTTAGGAGAAACGCAAAATCAAGTGCGTAAGGATCTGGTCAGATCAGATGCTAAAACGCTGGCTAAGACGTTGAGGCGTGACCTGTTTGCACCGTTGGTGCTGTTTAATTTTGGACCACAGGTAAAAGTACCGTGGCTGAAATTTGCAACGGAGGAACAGGAAGATGCGGATAAGAAGGCAGATCGGTATAAAACAATTATTTGTGACATCGGATTACCAGTATCTAATGCGCATATGTATGAGGCTTTTGGAATTCCAACACCGCAGGAAGGTGAGGCCCTTGTTAAACCTCCTGCTGCCGGTACGTTGCCGCTGCCATTCAAAGATGATTTGCAGTTGTTAGCTTTAAAGAATTCCGAAAAAAAGTCACAGGCCGTCATTGATAAATTTGTCAGTGAACTGAGAGCTGCAGGTGTTGCGGCTACAGCGGACGATATGGCGGGGATTCGTAAAGTCATAGAAGAATCCGTTGATCTGAAAGAGCTGAGGGAAAAACTGCTGAGTGTTTATAAAGGGTTGAATAAGAAAAAGTTGCAGGAACTTTTGGAAAGAGCACTTTTTACTGCTCAGCTTTTTGGCAGCCAGGAAATTGCTGCAATGAACGGCGATAAAGTAAATGTAATTGATGAATTGAAGCCTTTGGAATTTGAACAAGCAGTTAAATATTTTGGCGATAAGGTACCAATGCGACCAGCTGAATTTAAACAGTTGCTGGACGCAGTTAAGAGCAAAGCTTTTACTGTGGCCAGCGTGACGCAGATAGAGTACATGCAAGATATTTTTGACGCTATTAAAAAGTCTTTAAGTAATGGCCAAACCGTAGCAGAGTTTAAAAAAGGCCTTACAGAGTTGTTGGAAAGCAAAGGCTGGGAAGGGCAGCTACCGCATCATATTGATCTGGTATTTAGGCAGAATGTACAGACTGCTTATCAAGTTGGACGTTACCAGCAGATGACGACGGCTGCCGCAGTTGAGGCCAGACCGTATTGGATGTATGACGCGGTTAACGATGAAAGAACCAGGCCAACACATAAAATGATGGATGGTCAAGTCAGGAGGTATGATGATCCGTTTTGGGATGAGTGGTATCCTCCTAATGGTTTTGGCTGCCGTTGTGGTGTAATCACATTGTCGGCGCAACAGGTAAAGCAACGCGGTATAGATGTTCAGCGTGGGATGCCGCGTGCTACTGTTGATATTGAAACCGGTGAGATCACTCACTGGAAACCGGATAAGGGTTTTGATGTGAATCCGGCTAAGACGGAATATAAACCTGATCTGTCAAACATCGACAGTGATTTAAAAGAGGCTTACCTGCAAAAGTGATATTTGCGTTTTAAGCATAGTCAAGAACGCCACGTGATAAATTACCCTTATACTGAAATTTGAAGTAAATTGAAGGCGATTAAAGGGGTTTTGAACGGGGGTAAAGGAAAGGAGCAACCGGATGAAATTGAAAAAAGTTGCAGTGCCATGTATTACAGTCTGTTGTGATGCCAGCGGGCCACCTGCAAAAATCATGCTGATACCGTATGGCGAAGTAAAAAGTACTAAGGGCAATTTTATTTTTGATGATGAGGCCGCGCATGAACTGCTGGCTCGTTATGAAAATAAAAAGAATGATCTGGTGATAGATTACGAACATCAGACTTTGTACAACGTACAGGCACCTGCAGCAGCTTGGATCAAAGCACTGGAATACAGAAAAGGGGAAGGGCTGTTCGGCGTTGTGGAATGGACTGAACGTGGTGGCAGCTATGTAGCTAACAAGGAATACCGGTATTTGTCGCCGGTGATCATGGTAAGGACTTCCGATCACAGGGCAGTAGCTCTGCATAGTGCGGCCTTAACCAATGACCCGGCTATAGATGGTATGATCCCTTTGGTAGCTAAAAACGATCTTGAAGATGAAATGGAGGATAATATGGAATTTTTGAAACTGTTAGCTCAAATGCTGGGCTTGCCGGAAACGGCATCAGAAACTGATGTTGCTGCAGCTGTTAAGGCGCTGCTGGAAAAAGAATCGGTCAGCATCAATAAAGAACTGCGCGATTTGTTGGAGGTCGATGATAAGGCCGACATCAATGCAATCAAAGGTAAGATCATCGCGATGAAGAATCCTGCGGGTTTTGTGAAGGTGGAAAAATACCAGGAGCTACAGACGCAACTGGCAGAAAAAGTAAAAGATGAACTGGTCACTGCGGCCTTGAAAGACGGCAAAATCGCACCGGCACAGAAGGAATGGGCAGAAACTTACGCTTTAAAGGATCCAGAGGGATTTAGAGGATTTTTGGCGATGACTGCTGCAGGAGCTGTCGTGCCTACCGGTGAAGTGGCTGGCGGTGAAGGTGTGAAACCGAAACAGGATGCAGATGACCAGGAAATGCTGATCCATAAAAATTTGGGATTGACCGCCGATGATTTGAAAAAATATGGAAAACAGGAGGAAAAATAATGGCTGAAAGAGTTACAGAGTGGCGTGAAGGTATGTTTGTAGTACTTCCGGTGAATGTTGGAACTACTATCGAAGAAGGCTGCATGGTAGTTATTGACAGTACAGGGTATGCAAAAACCGCCGCAGAAGAAACTGGTCTGGTTACTATTGGTATTGCTGAAAGTACCGTTGCTGCGGAAACAGAAGTGAAACATATTTGCGTACGGCGCAAGGGATTATTTTTACTTGATAATTCAACAGGAGCCGATATGATCAAGCAGGAACATGTTTTTAAACCCTGCTATGCAGTTGGAGCCTGTGAGGTAGCGGCTAAAGATCGTGAAAGTGGTGATGCGGCTACACGGTCGGCAGCTGGTATCGTAGTTGAAATTGTGGGAGATAAAGTTTGGGTTGAGATTGGAGGATCTAACTGATGATTGTAAACAGTAAAAATTTACTTGGTATTCAAAATTCGTTCAATACTCTTTTTAATAAAGGTATTGGAATGGCCAAACCGACATGGGAGCAGCTGGCGATGTTGGTACCATCTTCCACCAGGTCGGAAACCTACGCCTGGCTGGGAGCTATGCCAGGATTGAAAGAATGGATCGGTGAACGTGTATTACAAAAACTGAAAGCCAATGGCTATACTCTGGATAATAAGCCTTTTGAGGATTCTGTTACTGTAAATCGTGACGATATTGAAGATGATACTTATGGTGTGTATGCGCCGTTGGTACAGGGCATGGGTACGGCTGCAACAATGTGGCCGGATGAACTGGTTTATGCTGCGTTAGCTGCCGGCTTTGTTGAAAAGTGTTATGATGGGAAACCGTTTTTCAGCGCTGATCATCTGATCGGAAAGAAAAAAATCAGCAATATGAGTACGGCGGCTCTGGATGTAGAAAGCTACGTTGAAGCTAGGACAGCGATCATGAGTTACACGAATGAAAAACCGTTGGGGTTAGTACCGAATCTTTTAGTAGTGCCGCCCAGTTTGGAAGGTATTGCACGTAAAATTGTGAAGGCAGAAAATATCGCTCAAAAGTATACAGACACAGATGGCAAGGTCAGTTATGTTCCGGAGAGCAATGTTTATAAGGACACTGCAGAAGTTCTGGTCGTGCCGCAGCTTGCCGCAGCGCCCAAGGCGTGGTTCTTGCTGGATACGACTAAAGCAATCAAACCGCTTATTTTCCAGCGGCGTAAAGCACCGGAATTTGTGGCCATGACAGATCCTGATGATTATCGCGTATTTATGCACAAAGAATTTATCTATGGTGTGGAGGCACGTGGTAATGCAGGATATACTTTGTGGCAGCTGGCTTATGGCAGCACTGGCGCAGGTAAGTAATCATGTATTGCACGTTAGCAGATCTACAGCATCAGGTAAGGCCGGAGGTTTTGGGACGCGTTGCCAGCGATGAAAACGGCCAGCTGCAGCTTGATGTGATCGAATACGGAATCAGTCAGGCTGCCTCTGAGATTGATTCGTACTGCTGCCGTTATAAGCTGCCACTTAAAAATGTACCTGCAGTATTACAAAAGTACTGCGTTGATATGGCTCTGTTCCATATTTTCAGCCGCCAGGGTTTTAATTTTTCGGAAGAATCCGAGGATTATGTAATCTATATACGCTATAAAATGGCCATTGAATATCTGACTAAAGTCGCTAAAGGTGTTGTAGAGCTGCCGGGAGTAAATTCTGGCGGTTCTGGTAGCAACACTGCTGGCACATCTAACCTGCGTATTGCATCGAATAAGAGGCTGTTTTCGCGTGATCAGATGAAAGGTTATTAAACGTGGAAGTGCATGGAGATTGGAAAAAGCTGACTAAAGTGCTGAATCGATTGGAAAATGTTGATTTTGTAAAACTGCATGAGAATATCGGTGAAGTTTTGATCAGTACAACTCATGAGCGTTTTAAGAATGGACGTGCGCCAAACGGTAGCAAGTGGAAACGAGGCCGCAAAGGTACCGGGCAAACTTTGGTCGAATCCAGGCGTCTCAGAAATTCTATAACCAAACGCTTTAGCCGTGCTGGTGTTGAGGTAGGTACTAACGTAAAATATGCCAGGATACACCAGAAAGGTGGTACTATCCGGGCTAAAAAAGCTAAATTCCTGCGCTTTAAGGTTGGCAGCAGTTGGGCTATGAAAAAGTCAGTGAAGATACCGGCACGGCCATTTATTGGCATCAGCGCCGATGATAAACAGGAGATCATGCGCTTGTTTAGGGAAACGATCAGTGAGGCAATGAAATGATACGAAAACCGGTCAAGTTGTATTTAGAGCAGCATTTAATGGAAATAGGCTGTGCCAAGGTATTTACTGATCCCAAAGATGCAGGGGTCGCAAAGCCTAAAGAGTGGGCCTTGGTTTCGATGCCGGAAGCTGCCAAATACGAAACAAAAAATGAAAAAGTTACATATGTTGATAGGGACGGCAGGCGTACCTATCACTATAAAAAGTCTGAAGTGACTTTAGAGGCCAGCGTGCGGATAGCCGCTGACAATTTAGACAGATTATGTGTGTTAAGCGCTGCATTTATGATCGGCCTCGCACGCCGGATCAAAGATGATTATGGCTACGATATTGAATTATCGTTAGGTGAATCTGGTAGTGATCCTGCAGACAGTGAGGTAGCAATGAAAAATGAAATGATCATTACAGTTGTTGCTGTAGGCGGGGTGTATATCACGCGTGAAGTACCGTTGATCACAGCTGTTGAGCTGGAAACGGAGATTATCAGGAGGTAAATATGGCAGAAAAAGATGTGTTAAAAACTATTGAAGTATGGTCAGAACAGGAAAAAACACCGGCACATATTTTGGCTGGTGTGAAAGTAAGAAGAAATTGGGTCAGCGGCAAGGAAGTAACTTTAAAAGAGTATCAAGCCGCTGTTAATGGGTTTGTAAAAGGCCCATTGAGAGGAGTTTGACATGACTGCGAACAGATTGCCGGATGTTTATTTAAGTATTACAGATTATGGTCTTGGTATTTTGCCAGGAGGCAGTGCTGGTATTATTGCTAAAGTCGGTGTATCTAGTAAAGGCAGGGAAAACACTATTGCACTGCTGTCTGATTCCGATCAGATCGTTCCAAATTTTGGCAGTGGCGTGCTGGTTGATTCTTTGGCAGATTCCTTTACCGGCGGCAGCAAAACGATTTATGCCGTAAGAGCTGCCGCTGATATTCCTGGTACTATCAGCGAAGTTGTAAAAACTGCAGCCGACGGTGATACCAGCACTTTGAAGGTTGAATCAGCAAGCAAGCCGCTGGATGCCTATGATGTCATTGTTGAAATTACCGGTAGCGGTGCATTAAATGCTGCATCCTTCCGTTATTCTTTGGATGGTGGAAGCAGCTACAGTGACCGCATTACTGTTCCGTCTACTGGGAAATATACCTTGGCTGATACCGGACTGGAAATGACGTTTACCGGTGATTTTATTGCCGGTACTGTTTGGAAATTCAAAACCACCGCACCGCAAGCGTCTGTAGGCAATATTATTGCTGCAGTACAGGTGTTATTGGATTCTGCTCTGACTTATGAATGTATCCATGTTTGTGGGGAAAGTGATCCTGCAGTTTGGACAGCGCTGGATGTTTTGGCCAAACAGGCAGAGGCAGACTACCGCTATTGCTATATTGAAGCTGACGCACCGTATAAGTCTGGAAACCAGACTACAGATGAATGGGTCCAATATCTAAGCAATGCACGTGCTAATTTTGCATCTACCCGTGTAGGTGTGTGTGCTGCTTTTGGTACTGTTGTTGATATGCTTACAGGAAAGCAGGTAGTAAGAAATCTGCATGGCATCATTCGCGGCCAGATCTCGACATTAAAACGCCAGGAATCTCCGGGCGCTGTAGAAAAAGGCGGGTTAAATGGTGTTGTGAATATTCAGCCTGCAGATCTCAATAATGCACAAATTTTGGCATTGGATAATGCCGGTTTTACTACAGTTCGCAAGTTTATTGGTTTAAATGGTATCTACATTACCAATGGCCGGATGATGAGTGAAAACGGCAGCGATTATGAACAGGAAGAAAATCGTCGTGTAATGGATCACAGCTGTGAACTCTGAAAAAAGTTAAATCAGGAATCCCGGCAGAAGGCCCCAAAGCATTAGAAGCCTTTTTAAGTCATGCGCTCAACTCTCAGATCGGTGAGGGTGAGATCATTTCCGGTACCGTCGTTATTCCGGACGATCAGGATGTTTGGTCTACAAGTAAAATAAAAACAAAAATTAGGATCGTACCAGTGCCGATCATGCGGGAAATTGAAATCGATATCGGCTTTGAAAATCCTTATTTGACTACGGAAGCGGAGGGATAAGCTTTGATCAAAGGTATTAAATATGATTGGGAAAGTATTACGTTAAATATGGATCATGGCGAACTAATTGATATTACCAGTATCGATTATGACGATGAAAGGGAGCTGGAAGCTCTTTATGGTAAAGGTTCTAAGCCTGTCGGCGTTGGTCGCGGTAACTATAAAGGTACCGGAAAATTGACGATGCGGCGTGAAGAATTTATCAAAATGGAAGAATCTGCAGGCTGCAGCATCTATGAGATGGAACCCTGGCCCATCGTGGCAAGCTATGCTAAAGACGGTGAAGCTATCCAGACTGATACATTGGAGCAATGTATGTTCACAAAACGAAAAAACAGTCACAAACAGGGCGACAAAGAAACCAGTATTGAATTGGACTTTATCATTTTAGGCAATATTAAGATCAACGGCAAAGAAGCCTGGAAATAATGGAGGATTTTAAAATGCAGGTAACAGAGAAACAAATTAAGGACTGGAAAACACAATATGGGAAGGTATTTTTACTGACAGCAGATGAAGAAGATGTTTGCGATCAGGACATCTATATCAGGAAACCGACACGACCTATGTTTGATCGCTTCCAGTCTACTTTGATGAAAAAGGATAAAACAGGCGAGGCTACAAAACAACTGCTGTTTGACGTATTACTGTTTCCAGAAAAAGAAGTTTTGCAGCAGCTTTTTGATGAACGTCCTGGACTGGTTACGGCGATCGGTAATCAGCTGATGGAGATTGTTGGTACCACAGTAAATTTTACTGTCAAGGCATTGTAGACGATTACGA